GCGGTAGTTTGAGCTTTCTGCGTATCCAACTGTAGTCTTGCGGCATCGAGTTGGGCGTCGGCTTGGTCTTTCTGAGCTTTTCTCTGTAGCTCACCTTGCTTCAACTGTAGCTCTTGCTGCTGCATCTGGATGATTGGGTCTTGGGCCTGTTGCTGCGCTTGCTGTTGGGCTGCCTGTTGCTGGTGTGCCTGAGTAAGCTGGATAGCCGCCGTTGATTGTAGTTGGGCTAGCTGTACTTCCATTTCTCTTGGCATTTCTTCGCTCGGAGCAGGTAGAGGCGCACCAATACGTTCTTCGATCTGTTGGCGATACATAAAGGCCGTATGTTCTGCTATGTGTGCTTGCAGGGACGCCATGATTTGGTTCGCCATTGGGTTTTGACCAATAGTTTGCATAATCATGGGGTCTTGCATGAACGCTTGGTGAGTAGCAATGTGCGCTTGATGGTCTTGGTACATAAAGGCTTTGATAGGGTCCCCCACCAGCGCATTCATGTTCTCGCTTACCGGATCGGTAGGCTTCATATCGTCCTCTACTGGGACGAGCTTGTCGGCGTTCTTGATACCCAAGACCTCAATCATCTGGCGATGAAGCTGTGGGAGGTCATAGATTTGTGGGGCGGCCTGCGCCATCTGCATAACAGTCTGATACTGCACAACTCTTTGTGCCATCGTGCTGCTATTAGGATCACTGACGGGGATCACTTCCACCATAGCGTAGTCGGCTTGTCTAGCACGAGGCTCGCCACGGTCAGGCACGTACAGATACTCTTCGGGCGCGTACTCAGCGATGATCTTACGGAGAAGTTTAAACTCCTGCTTCATCGCGTAATGGACACGGGATTGCACCGCAGCCATTGGTTTTAGAGTACGTTCTAGTAGAGCAAGTGTTGTTCCAACAGGTGCGTTAGCACTCATGTCGGATATGTTCATGTCTGAGATAGCGCCCAAACGTCGGCCTTCTTCTGTGATCTGCTGCAATAATAATAGCAACGTCTGAGAAGGTTCTTTATAAGGCAGCGGCATAATGTTGTCGCGGATGCTGCCAGAAGGCACATCTACATCACGGAATTCACCCGGACCAATTGGTGTGTCGTCGCCCTTAACTCGTAGTCCCCTAGACTTGAGACCACCGGGGAGATTGGATAGGGTTCCAGCGTCCACGAGCTGACGGATAATACTAGTGCCAGCTTTAGCATAACCACCAATAATATGAATGAGGCCGAGTCCATAAAATCCAAATCCGGGGACGTACGCATAGTGTACGAAATGTTGACGTTTTAGCATCAAAGGATCGTCAATATTCCAGTTACGTCGTATAGCTAGAATCTTGCCCGTACCCTTCTCAAGCGTTACCACATAAGGCTTTGCGATCTGTAGGTCGTCGTCTTCACCCTCAGTATCTACACCGTCAATAATCAGGTCAGCATGGACCTCAAGTATGGTGTAACGATCATCTGAAGTTAACGATACGCCAGATTGCTCTGCTTTCGCCTCTTCTATATCCGTAAAGAAAGATACTGGATCACCTAATTCGACTTCTCGATAGAATCCAGCAGCCTGAAGTTTCACAACTTCGTTCTTTGTCTTGCGCATGACGTGCGTAACACGCTCCGCTGACTCAATATTAGAGGCACCGTAAGGCACGATTACATCTTCGGCAGGGATATACAAAGCAGTTTGGCGTCCCATGTTGGGATCATAGTACACCTTCTTAAAGGCGGAACCGGCCAAACCAAGGCTATACAGCAGCCTCTCATGTTCGGGGCGGTATTCTACCATAACCTCAGTTAATTCATAGTTCATATCCGTCTTAACACGGAGAGCTGCGTCTTCTTTGTCTTGGGTGGGTTCACCAAGAATCTTTGTCTTAACAGGACCGGCAGCAGGGAACGTCTCGCTCATGGCCTCAGCTTGGAATCGAATAGCCGCTTCCGCCAAAATGTTACTGTATACACCACAAGCATTTTCCCAAGGCTCGGTACGCGCTTCGTACTTCATACCCAAAACATCAAGACCGGCAACGTAGCTGTCTGCCCAGTCACGACGAGCTGAAGTATCTGCGTCAATGGCTTCTTCTAAGTCCCCAGCTATTTCGGTTAGCTGCCCGTCGTCTAGGTATTCAGCGAGGTTTGCATCAAACGGGGCCATGTCGGCATCTTCGTTTTCTTCTCCGAAGCTAATCTCAACGCTGCCGTCTTCAAGCTCTACCATGACGGGCATATCCTCGTCAGTAGCAATAGCCATCTCGATTACGGCATCTGGTTCGCCCATCGCTAATTCTTCGTCAATGCCTTCGGGCATCCCGTACAAACCTTTCTCAATAGCCATCTTATAATTCCTCTTTTCCCCATTTATTTATGGGACATTCAGCGCCGGTAAAAAACACTTTAATGGGCATTATGCACCCGCACTGCTTACACTGATTTATTGTTTGCCTAAACTCTGGGCACTCTTGGCATATATTAAGCCTCTTCCCTGCCATTTGCTTAACTTCGGGCGAGAATAAACGAAAGTTTTTCCGTATCCAGCTTTCAGACTTAGAATCTATCTTGTTCATTAGTAATATCCCCCGCGATGCCTGTACATAGGCTCGCCTTCGGCTTCGTCAGTTGGTAGGGATATAAATCCACCTTGCCTAAACCGCATAAGCGCCATTATAGTAGTATCCACCAAGTCATCATTAGACATGAACGGAAAGCCTGCAACTTCCTCGACCACTTCCTCTGCCCAACGTGTTTGTGGAACCCACACAAGTCCTGAACGTACTATATCAGAAACAGAGTTAAGTCTAGCAGTTTTATCGCCTGTGCCTCTATGCGGGGTGTACTCCTGCACTACTAGCCCCGACCTGCGCATTTCCTGATACAGCGGCGTACCGCTACTCTTCTTCTCCACAATAAACGCGTCCGGCTCCCACTCTAAGTACTCGCGGGTTGCCATCTCTTTAAGCTCGTGGAACTCTAACCGTTCCTTAATAGCATTGAGCAGGATGATGCAGTAACAATTCTCTTCTTCGTGAAAGAACACACCCCACGTAGTCAGTGCCGTGAAGTCAGCCCGGTTGTGCTTTTCTGCTGCGGCGTCAAGCGCCATGATTATATACTCACAGCTAGGCGGCTCTTCGTGCGGCCATTCCTTCCACCACTCCCTCTTAACAAGGGCTGCCTCTTCCGCAGTCGGCTTCTGCTGATACTGCGAGTTCCACTGGAACAACGGCATTGACGCTTTCGTACGGTGTAGGGCTTCAAGGTCAAAGAACTCAGGCCACAGCGGCTTCTCTTTTATACCCCCGTCGGGTTGCTCAAACTCCAGTATCGCCGGAAACTCTACTACCTCATACTTATCGGCCAGTTCGTTCTGAGCCATATCCCTAGTCACACGCCCGGTCAAATCGTCCAAGTGCCACCTAGTCTGAATAATAGCTACTCGTCCATGAGGCATAAGACGTGTTCGTGCACCGTAGGTAAACCATTCATACGCTTTATCAAAGACATCGAAGTTGCCGTTAATCACGTCTTGCTCTGAATGTGGATCGTCAATAAGGAGTAAGTGAGCGCCGCGACCGGCAAGCGCTGAACCAATACCACACGCGTAATACTCCCCACCTCTGTTTGTATTCCAACGGCCCGCCGACTTAGAGTCGCTAGCAAGCTGTACATTCGGGAATATCTTCTGGTACTCAGGCGTTGATATTAAGTTACGCACCTTTCTACCAAAGTCCACAGCGAGGTCCGTGGTATGCGACACCATCATGACCTTCTTATCTGGGTTACGCCCTAAGTACCAAGCCGGAAAGTATATAGAGACGAGTTGTGATTTGCCGTGACGCGGGGGGATGTTTACACAAACCCGGTCCTTTCCATCTACGGCCACTGCTCGCCCGTTCTCTCCGTCTGCGGTTTTACCTTTTTCAATCTCCATAAGGAGGCTGGCTAGTATTCTGTGGTGTTTACCTACTTTGTAGTCTTCCTGCATTAAGCAACAAAACTCTATCAAGTCTGCGTGCGCATTCTCTATGGCCTGACGTTCTTCCAACGCTTCCAGCAAGCTGTTTATCTCAGCCTGTTCTTCTAGCGTGTAGTCGTCTAGGTTGTCGATCATGGTCTGGACTTCTTCTGGGCTAAACCCTTCAAAGTCTTCGGCTGCGCCGACGTTGCCCACCATTTACTCGTCGGCCTCTACAATCTCAGCATCTTCAATGTCTTCAGTATCGACAACCTCATAGACACCCTCTACGTTCTTCTTAAGGTTTTTGAGCTTCTCAAGCTTAGTTCGCAATTTTTCTTGGAGTTCTGTGGTATTTTGGTGGGTAATAGTAACTTCTTTACGTTCTGCAAAGAGACCAACGTCTGAAATCTTGCCCAGTAGCTCCAAAGCCCGCATTCGTATACGAGGATCAGCGTTTTCTGTTTCCAGTACCAGCTTGTTTGTTACGAGGTTACGTATCTCGGCAGCGTTTGTGGCTACTAAGTGACTAAATTCTTTGAGTATTAGCTGTGTCTGTACTATGGAGGCAGGAGTAAGAGTAGTTAGCTTAGTGTTACTTACTTTTTTAGAGGTTTTATCGGGGTCCTCTGCGTAAGTCGTCGCCAGTATGCTAGCCACGGTGTTGTCTGCCTCGTCGGGGGTAACGTCCAGACCTTGTTCTTCGAGTAATTTTACGGTATTGCAGGCCGCCTCAGCCCTCTCTCGTAGGTCTAAGTAGGAAATGCCGGGCGGTATATCAACCCCAAAGTCGGGAATGATAGCTATCGTCATCGGGATGTCTCGCAAGCGGTTAAGCTGATGGGCGGAGTATAGGATACAAAAAATTTATTTGCAACAAGGGCTTGGGACTCCTATGGGGGGCCTTTCCTATATAGAGGGGGGTGGGGTGCGAAGTAGCCGCATGGTAGAAAGAAGGGGGTGGGGGTCGAAAAAGTATACTTAAGGGTTCCCGGGCGAGTGTTAGTTACCAAAACATGTTTTT